GATGTGTTTGCCGCATCAACGCCACGAGTATCGGCATTAAGTTGCGGAAGTGCTCCCATTTGAGGGAGAGCACCCGGAACTGTAAACAAAGTTCCTGCTTCTTTTCGGGCTTGTACTGCAGAAGTCTCCTTAAATGCTTGCGCCAGGCGATCACGCAAAGCTTCAAAGTAGGCCTTTTGGTCTTGAGTTAAGTCGCTTTGCTGTAGAGCTGCTTCTGCTTGCGCGTACAGTTGCAGAGTTTGACCACGTAATACCGCCAATTCTGCGCTGATAATGTCAGCACGCCTTTCATACAACTTACGCGACACAGCTTCATTTTGTTTGTTTATTTCTTGGTTAATCCGCGCAATTTTTGTTTGATTATCAAAATTAGCACGAGCAATGGACTTTGCTACATCTAACTTGTAGCGCTCATTTTCTACGTCAAAACGAATCATCTCCAGCTTGAACTGGCGCTCGCGATCAGCAGATTCGTTGTCGATTTCTTGGCGGCGAATACCGTATTCGTCGATTGCGCTAAGCAGGGCTGTTTCAAGATCGGCTCCAGGTGCAGCGTCTAAGCGCCGGGCTTCACCCGCATTGCGGGCAATTTGTACTTGGATTTCTCCCTGCGCTTTAAGCAGCTTTAATTCTTCTTGTAGAGCTTGTATTTGTGTATCAAATGCTTTACGTTGAAGTTGCTCTGTTAAATCGTACTGCTGGCGAGCAAGAGCCAAGCTCATATCAAAATACTGTTCTGCATACTGACGTTTTTTATCGTTTAATTCACGCTCTAGATCCGCAAGTTCGGTGTAAAGTTTTTCGCCATTACTAATAAGTTCGTTTATCTGCTCGTTACTTAATTTTTGGTCTGTCTCTGCTTTTTTCTTCGCAAATTGTTCGTACTCTGCGAGTATTTTTGCGTAGTTTGCGGTTACACCAAAACCGCCCATAGTCAATTCGCCTGTAAGCTTGTTGCGCATCTCTCGCGCTTTTTCTGGGGGTAATCTTTTAGCTAAATCGTCTACCTGCGCTCCTGTCTCACCTCCTTTATTTACTATGGCTACAGCTTGTGCTAGCCAATCAAGTATGCCTGCAAGAGGACCGGCTAAAGCGGTTTGAAGTTGCAGGTTAAATTCTGCCCATGCTCTGGTTAGGTCTGAAGAACTATTTCCAAGTCGCTGTAAACTTGCTACACCATCCACGCCTATTTTTCTGTTCAGTTCTTCTTGCACTACCTGCGCAGCTAGCGAATAGCGTCCATATTCTTCTAATTTTTGCGCTAAAAATTCAGTTTGTTTTGATGAAAAAAGCGAATTATCTGCCATATGTTGGATGGCAGTATCAAGTATGCGGACAGCTTCACCGGCTACGCGAGCACCAGCTACTATGCGGTCAAAAATAGTGCCGATAGCGCTAGTAACAATCGACATCATGGGATTGCCGGGAATAAATCCACCGGCAAAACCTCCGAGCACTGCACCGGCGCCGCCACCAAATAGCAATGGAAACGCACCGCCGATAAGAGCGTTTTGGAAACCAGCGCCTCCTGCGGAAGGTTTGTTAGCTGAAACACCACTTGTATCTTTTGGTGCTGCTGCACCGGCTGTAGCGGCTTTTCTTGCATCGGCTACAGCTTTTGTAAGGCGTAATTCGTTACGTAAATTGTTTAGTACATTGTCAAGCGCATCTAAATACTGCTTTGTAACGTTTGCTCCATTTTCTCGGATATTTTGAATTGTGTTCTGTACAACGGCTATTTGCTGTTCTGTCTGTAAACCTTTTGCTTTGTAACCAAGTGCTTTTTGCTCAAGGATTTGAGCGGATGTAAGTAGGTTGTTGTACCGTTTTTGGAGGCCAATACTTTGGTCGATAGCCTCTGCAGTTTTGGTAGGTGTCGGCGCGGACATTGCGGCGGCTTTTGCTGCAGCGGCTATAGCAGCTGGAGATCCTGGTACAGCAGGTAATCCGCCGGGGCGGCGGCCTGTTATGGACTCTGCGGCACCAGCAACCATTGAAGTTGGTCGCATGAGCGCTTCCTCAGCGCGATTAGCGCGTTCATAGGCAATACGCTGGTTGCGCAGCTCAGTAGTAAGACGTTTAGCAAGGTCTAGCTCATTGCGTTGTAGCGCTTCGCTGGCCTGCGCTAGTCGGTTTTGCAGATCCTCCTGCTGAGTCTCTTTTAATTTTGCCTGAACGATTTGTTGCCCCGTAACAAGCTATTTGTATTCGAGGTCAGCAATTTTCTGAGCGTAAGCCGCTTTTTTCTGGAAAGCTGCGACTGTATCTATGCGGGTAGCAGGGCCTGCTGCAGGAGTTACAGCAGTTTTTTGTCCGGCTAATCGTGAACCGCTAATTCTCTCATCTACTCCGGCAACAGCTTCTTCTAGCGCCCTAAATTCATTACTGCCAATCTCAACAAGATCCAAGACTCGCAGCAGTTCAGAGCGGTATGTGTTTAGTGCTGCTGTAGATTTCGGCAATTTTGCGCCTAAAGCAATAAGTTCTGGGACCCCTTTAAAGGACTCATTAAACGACATTTTGCCCATGCCGTACAAGTCTTGCAAAACTTTTAGTCGTGACAGTTGAGCAAGACGCAATTTTTGCTCGGCTTTTTCTTGTGCTTGAGTGGCATTTGTGTATGTAGCGCCTCCTATTTTTGCGTTAGCTGCTACATTATTTAACGCTTTAGCCATTTGATTTAGGCCGGCTTCTGTATTGGCCAACTGCCGCTCACCGTTTGCAAGCCCGCGTGCGAAGTCGTTGGCCGATTTAGCTAGTTGCTTAAAAGTATCAGAAGCTCGCCTATCGTCGATAGCTATTGGTAGCTTCGACAATGCTTTTAAGGTATTACGCAGCGTTTCTGTCTTTTCAAGTAGCTGCTCGACTTGGCGACTGCCTTGAACGCCGATGTCGATGACAGCGTTATAGGTAGCCACAGATCGTTAATTGCGTGCTGAACCAGTCTACGCAACAAAAAAGCCGCCGGGTTAGCGGCGGCGTTTGGCCTTTTCCAGTTCCTTCTGTTGGTCCTCGTTCAGAATCTGGAAGTAGGCGCTCCAGCCGAGTAATTCCTCGGCGGTCATTGTCGTCCGAACTTCGGTGAGGGTAAGGCCCAGTTCCTTGGCGACGCCAAACTGGAGCATCAGCCAGTTGTCCTTGCGGAGTTCGGCGCTCAGGATTTTGGGTCGATGGGTTCAGCGTCGTCGGTCAGGATCGCCAGCATCAAAGCCTGCAGGTCTTTGTCCTTCACTTCGTTTTTCAGGACGTCTACTTCGCCGGCGTTGAAAAGTTTGGCACCAGACTCGTCGAGCGCCTTAGCAATCAGCAGTTGTAGGGCAAAGGCGTTGGCATCGTCGGATTTGGCCTGTTTTTGGGCGCGTTCGCGTTCCGCCATCGTCAGCGGTGCCACCCACATTTCAAAAGTGCTGCCGTCTGACAGCTCCACTACCTTTTTGATTGGCTCTAGGTTTGCCGCTTTACGCAGACGATCAATGGCGCGGACTGGGATTGAGGCAGGCATAAAATCCTGTTTGTTTGGATCTACTGTAGCGGACTAGATACAAAAAACCCCGGCTGGGGGCCGGGGCTTGCTGAACTGACTGCGACAGCAGACTATCAGGCAGAAGTGCTGAAGTCGAAGTTGGGGATGCCGGAGGGGCGGAAGTTCACCGTCACAGATTGGGCATCGTCCGGGTTGACGTTCAGGCTGGCCGAGGTCAGGATCGCGTCGAAGCTGATCGAGCGGCTAAGGCTATCGCTAACAGTGCCACCGCTGCTAACGCGGTCGATGTACAACTTGAAGGCCGCACCATTCTGCTGGCGCTGCAGCACGTCCTCGATCAGACGGTTCGACATCGAAGCGTCCTCGTTGGTCATGTACACCGTTGCGGTGCCGGTGCCATCGCCGAAACCGCTGATGTAGCTGCGGAAAGGCACGTACTGACCAGGAGTTTGACCAATGGTCGTAACGTCGATTTCGGCGCGTGTGATCTCAAAGCTCCAGTCGCGGCATTGGCCGACGACGGCATACTCGGCGTAGGCAACCTGGAACTGGTTCGGAGAAACAGCAGTGCCGTCGTCAGTAATAGTGATTGTGGAGCCGCCTGCGGTAGCGGACACTTGCAGCACGCCGGTAGCAGCGGTGTAGCTGATCACGTAGTACGTGGTGGCGGCAGTGATGCCAGCAGGAAGGGTGCCGCTACCGGCGCCGCCTGTGTTGGCGTTGACGACACTGAACACCACAGGGTCGCCGACCTTGAAGTTCAGGTAAGGGGCTACGGTGATTTCGTCGTCAGCGACGGAAACGCCGCTTTCGCCGAAGGTGCCGGTGGTGCCGGCGGGCTTGTAGTAGAGGGCGCCGGACGTGCCGGACAGAACGGTGGTGGCCATAGGGCGTACCAAATGAACGTTGTGGGGGCGGGCACTGCCCGGCTTAATACAGGTTAGCGCCTGTAACTAAGCATTACCTAAGACAGAACAGTGGCCTGGAAACTTGTTTCAACCCTACCTACAAAAAATGGCATAAATGCCCGCCTGGACTCTTGGTCCCGACCGCCTAAACCAAAATCCGGTCCTGTAATAGTTCCAGTTCGACCGTAAACACCACTAGACGGTTTAGGTGTTGCGTTAATTGTCTCTAGGGCACTTACCGCGAGACTAAGTAGCTGTTGGTTTCGCCCTGGTCCTTTGCCCTTGGGACTAAACGCTCGAATGACGATAGCTCCACGGGCATAATCGACGCTGTTTACTAAAGTCGGCTCGTTAGTTACACCAAACTGGATGTTTACCGTGATGTACTCGTCTACAGAATCGCTTCTGTCATTTAGTACATTGTCAAAGTAGACCGGGATAGCCGGTGTCTGGCTACCAAAAGTCGCAAGTAGCGGCGATTCAAAAACAGCGCGGATAGCTTGGTAGTTCATTTACCGAATCCTCGGGCCTTACCGAAGCCGCGTCGTACACCTAGAGCTAAATCACGACTCAAAGCTCCGCCAACATTGTACGTGGGCCACCAGTCAACAGGAGCAGTGCTGGTATTAGGTCCCCTACCAGTTAAATCGCCCCGAGTAGCTCCATCTCGCCGGTAACCGCGTTTCTGTGTCTTTACCGGATCCTGTTCATCAAAATCTTCGTAGATATACGGAACAAGATCCATTGCCTCGGCGGCATGAGGTGCTCCGTTTACAATCTCAAACCAGACACCAGAAGATTTAAACCGTGACTTAG